CAACTTCATCACCCCCCTGTCCCCATTGAGAGGCAGTAGGGCGACGGCCTCGTCGAGACTGGCGATGCCCTCGCGGATACGATTCAATATCTCTTCGTCGTTCATGATTGGTTCTCCTTTGTCCCCAGGGGGACGTACTAGATTGTTCTTCCTATACCTTCGATTACTACATCAAACTCCGGCAGTACTGGTTGACCGTCCATGCGCGCCCACAGGTGGAGGCAGTTGGGATGGAGGTTAACATACCTATCCTTTGGCGGGAGCACGGCATAGGCGTAGCGGTCGTTGCCAATGAAGGTCTCCTTGACCAGGACTGTGTCGCTGTGTATGGGCGTCCAATGGGCACGCGAGTACGATACATGTATCCACTGGTGGCCGTCGGCCTTGGTTTCGCAGTCAACCAGGACCCGTAGGCCATGGCGTTGGAATGCATACCCATCGCCCCAGCGTTTGACGAATACCCAGTCGGCAGGCACGTCGAGTCCCCAGTAGGTGGCGGTACCATCACGTTTCATTGATTGGTTCTCCTTGGTAATAGTTGGGGACGACGGCCACCCTTAACATGGCTTATCTCACCGCCCCCGCGCTGGCGTACATCCAGCGAAATGGTTGACCAGTTAGTGACTAACCAGCATTAACCATGCGTATGTTAACACTGTCGCTAGTGGATGTTTTGACAACCTGCGTCAACGTCAGCTTCCCGGTCTCCTCATCAACGACCTGGACTTCGTAATCCAATATGTCGTCGATCTTGGCAGGCTGTATGCCGTGGGCCAGCATGGACATCTTGAGTGCCGACAGGTTGACCGTGGTACGGGTCGCCCCACCGAGGACGGCACGCCAGACCTTACCTTCAGGCAGGCGGGAATCTGTCACATGTATCTGGACCCCATCCTCCATGCGTGCCATGTGCGAGTAGATGACCGGGTTGATCTTGGCAATGAGACCAAGTGCCACCTTCTCCTGGGCTTTGTAGCCCTGGCGCTCACGGATGAGTGACTCCATTTCCTTGGCTGTGGCTAGGGCGACCTTGGGTTGTGCCAGCACCTCCAGGGTGCGTACCGGCTCTTCTGTGATGAATGGCTTTTTGTTGGCCATGTGATTGGTTTCTCCTTTAGAATGAACTACTTAACTCTAGTCTACCATGTCGTCAAACGCCGCCGCATCTACCTCGTCGGCAGCGGCAACGGCGTCATGGATACGTTTGCGCTCCGCATCTATCCCCGCCTGTATCCCTATCTCAAAGAACGTATGCAGTACAGCGAACAGGTCGGTCTTGTTCTTGGAGTCCGCCATCCTGAGCATAACGTCCATGAGGTACAACTCCAGGCCCATGGTTACCTTGACGTAGGTGGCCTTGGTCATGTCGGCCCGGTTGATGGACGCCTGCTTAATGTCGCCCATCGTGATTGTCATGTCATCGGTTGTTCCAGTCATACTCTCTCACTTTCCATAAGCTATCCAAATCTTTGCCTATCGTATAGTAAACGCGGCATGTTGCATCCGCATCCCGGCAGGCGTACCATTTAGCGAGGGTGGGATCGACATGTCTCAATCCACGTTGGGGCATGTCACTCCCTACATAATCCAGTAGCCACTCCCGCCAGTACCATTGCTTCTTCTTTGTCTCTATCGCCGCAGCCGTGGCCGCAGCGGGTAACTCCTCCTTGTGCTCTCTCCAGCGTTTCCATGGGTCGTACTTGGGATTAGTGTGCATTGACCGCAGTATCCCATCCAGCACCGCCACCATGGGGTTCTCCTTTTTACTTGGTTTCAAGTACTTGCCGGTCTTCTCACTCACCCGGTTAGTGACTAACGCCGGGAGATGGTCGGCCACATCTATGATCCACTCCTGCACCTTGCGCTTGCTTGCCCTGTTGGTTACCTCCAGGTAGGATTGCATCTTCATGCCACAATGTCTCCTGGCCAGGGGTTTGAGACCTTGCGACATGGCACGCCTGTAGGCAATTTGCATCGTATCAGTTACCTTTGCCCAATCGACATGTATGCCCAACTGCCTAAATGCCGCCACTTCTACAATGGCATTCTGCATCACCAGCACCTTGCACTCGTTGAGTAGGCGTTGCAGGTACCGGCGCTTGGCGTCAATGCGTTGCGTCGAGTCCCCATGCTCCTGCACCATGATGCCCACACCGGGTACTTGGGTGAACTGCCACGAGTACAGTGCGCCATACTCTGACTCACTGTCAATAAACACCGGCTTACTCCCCTTATGTCCACCGCCCCAGTCCTCCAGGTAGACGTATTCCTCCTCTCCTTTCCACTCGTCTACGGGTTCAGTGTACTTGCCACGTAACCAGTTGCCCACATTGGCAAACCCCTCCTCGATGGCGTCAATGCGATTACTCACATGCAGGCCCAGGGCGGGATGGTATGTTGGCATAATGTCATACGGACCCCGACCCAATATCGTCCCATGGTAATGCCGCCCGTGATCACTCTCCAGATCTATTGGGTCGCCATCAACTATACTGGAAGCGGTGCCGCCCATGAGGACAACCAGCTTAGGGTTTAGCCGGTCGAGTTCCCGTACCAGGAAGTGCTGGGCACAGGCGTTAATCTCACTCACGTTTGGGGTCCGGTTACTGGGTGGGCGGCACTTGCAGACGTTGGTAATGTACACCTCACTGCGTTCCAGCTTGGCCAGTGGGAGGTAGTGATTGTTCAACTCGTCCCCGGCGTTGCCCTGGAATGGCTCGTCCCGCTCCTGCCCACCGGGGGCTTCACCGACAAATACTACCTCCGCATCTGATGGTCCTGCCGGTGGTACGACGTGACTGAATTGGCTGGGGTCGAGGGTGGCGATGCACCGGCTGCACCGCGCCCCCACGCCCCGTGTCAAATACGGCCAGAAGTCCACTGCCATAACTAGCCCAGCGTCCTGCCGTAGTTCCGCAGGGCCTCGCGGCAGGCCGGTATGTCGTTGAACGGGCCGTACCCGTCGGCCCCGGTCTCGTCCCAGAACCAGTACTTGCCGTTGATGTCCTGGGAAATGTGACGTTCACCTTCGACATTGTGATGCTCGTCAAAGAGGTCCTCGGTACCCCTCATGTTGCTGATCCAGTTTTGATTCGATCGTTCCATATCCATTACCTCGCTCCCCGGATGTTGATTGCCTTGTGTATCTCCCATAGCAGTGGCATGAGGTACGTGGTCAGGGCGGTGATCCACAGTAGATGTATAACAATGTCGGCGAGACCCCGCACCCAGGCGTACCACACCAGCTTGTCGTTCACGGCCAGCTTGTTATCAGTCATTGTCGATGATCGTCCTTTCGGTCATCACGATGGCCTTGTTGAGCAGCTTGAGTATGTCGGCGAGTACGACCATCTCGCCAGCTTCCTCCATACGCCTATGCCAATCGTGGAGATTGCCTTTCAATCCCAGTGTCCTGCACATATACGAGCACACGGCGTATAACTCATTGGGGTCATCCAGGCCCCACTCCAGTGCGCCAATGAGACTATAGCGTTGCGCTTCTGTGATCACACAGGGCAGGCCCCGGTTGTTTAGATTGTGGGTAGTGCGTGACCACTTGCCCGGTTTGGATAGTAGTCGCCTCGCGTTGACCATCACTTCCAACCATCGGCTATGTGCGGTAACCAATTGTTTCGTTGTCATTGTTCTGTTCTCCTTTGTTAGTGACTAACTTCTATCTCTCTCGTAGCCAGCGGTATATGTCACGGGCACGCCACTTTTGTTTCGCTGGCAACACTGCTTCCCATGTCTCAATGCTGGCGTTGACCATCTCATGTGGCGTATCAAACCCATGTTCTGTGTATGACGCAAGACTGCCTAGCCCATCTATCTGTGCGGCCATGCGCCAGCACTTACCGGGGGTCATAAACTTGGGGCCACCACTGGGCGTGACCTTCTCCATCTTGGCCCCCACTACCCCATCTACGCCAAGGGCATCATGCTCCTTCCATGACTTCCACTCCAGACGACATGCTTGTGCGACCAGTGCTGCCGACTCATCCTTGGTCATACTCCTCCATATTTGGAAGCCTGCAATATACTGCAACTCCCAGAGGAAGCCAGATAGTTCACTGAACGTAGGTGGCCGTGCCGTACCTGTATGTGGTTGCCTATACCCACCTTCGACCATGATGCCGCGATGGTTCTTCCACTCCTTGCTCCTTACTACTGCCATGCCCTTGGGTCCCAGCCCCCAGTCGCCTTCAATGAGCAGGATGTTACGGTCACCATATTCCAGCATCCCAACCACCTGCTCCAGTAGACGGCCATCACGTTTACTTGCGAGGAAGTCGGCGAAGGTCTTGTACTCACAGAGCGTCTTGACAGTACTGCCATCGCGGAGACGAGACCGCCACATGAAGTCCCCGGCTGGTAACTGAGGCACCTGTATGACATTGCACGTATTCTCCAACAGTGGCACCAGGGTCTTGCTCCCCTCGCGCATGTCAACCCTGATCGTCGGCAGGTCGAGCGTCATGCCCATAGGTTCCTTCCAGGTATGGTTGGCGCACGATGGCCTGGATCTTGGCCAACTGGTCGGTGAGGTCCATGCGCTTGAGCTTGAGATCCTCCAGGTGGGCGCTGTCCTGCATGGTGACAAGGCACTCCATACACAGGACATTGAGTTCCCGCACGATAGACAACAGTGGCGGGGGCAACAGTATCGTGGAGATCAACTTGCGTACTGCGGTGTCCTCGGCCTTGCGTACCAACTCCTTGCCCATCTTGTCGTACATGAGCAGGGCGTCGGCATGAACAGTGACCTTGGTCTTCAGTGTCGCGGTGACCTCCAGGCTGTGGTTGGGTTTCTCGACCGTGTACAGGTGAATGATACCTGCCGGGGTTTCGATGAGCCGTTCGGCTATGGGCCTATTCAGTCCCTGGGCCGATAGTGGTGTTGACATTCAGCTTGTATTCCTCTCTTCCATAGCGTTGGTAATAGTAATACTCCATCATGGCGTTGTAAGCTATTGCCCACAGGTGCGCCTCGACGGAGTGGAAATGATCGTGCGACTCGCCGGTAATGTACTGCCCGATGTGGCGCAGCATGTGATTGACAGGGGACTTCTCACCGGCGAGACGGCTATCGGCATACTGCTGCACACTGCCATACTTGTGCGCGGCATAGCTGGCGATCTGGGCCATGCCGTGGATGAAGTCCCAGTTGAGTTGGTGATAGATATAGTCAACTGGTACCCGCTTGGCTACTGGCTGATCCTCTACGGGGTGGTCTACTACATTGGTTGTTACCACCTCATACGATCCATCGCACATGGCCTCGTCACTACAGTCCAGGTGGTCGCGGAGTAATAGCTGGCCCTCCCTCTCGACACAGGCCACGATTGTTTTGCATGTCTGGCACATAGCCATCTTGGTCATGCGGTGGTTCTCCAGGTTACGTCGATCATTCCTCGCTCCTTCATCTTGGTGTATACTCCTTTGACTAGCTCCCGGGTGCAGCCTACGGCGTCGGCGATGTCGGACTGCGACATGTACCCCGGGTCACCGGGTTTCAGGTGGTGGTTAGTGACTAACAGTTGGTATGCCATGTCACTCTTGCTCCCTTTGAGAAACCCAATGCGTGCCGGTCCCTTGGGCCGCCGCTTGATACCCTTCATCTTGAGCACCCGGTAGACGACGCTGTAGCCCACGCCCAGACGTTTAGCTATCTGCCCCACGGTGGGTTGTGCTGGGCCGTTGTACAGGTCAATGACTGTTGTGGCAAAGTTACTCATCGTCGAGTTCCCTATCCCATACCCGGCGGTACAGTTCCGGGAATGTGATCTCCTTGTTGACAAAGACAGACCATTCCCGCTCACCTATGAGTAGATCGACGTTGTCTTTGGACTGTTGCAGTATGAGCAGGAAGTCGCCGACTACGCAACTGTCTACACTCCTGGGGTTACGCTTGCGGACCCGCTTCCAGAACTCACTGCCGCTGGCAACGAAGCCGTCGAAGTGATCCTCCAGGATGAAGTTGGCCCGGTCCACCATCATGTTGTCGTTGCAGAACATGGACATTGCCTCGACACGTACTGTCCCACCGAGACCTCCCCAGCCGCCACGCTTGAGGAACTGGGTCTCGACACTCTTCACCTGTGACTGGCCGTCGCGCCCACGTTGGGTGACATCGACGTACCGGCTACCTGCCTCTGCCGTGATGATGGTATGCTTGCCAGCGAGGTCTGGGGCCTGCATGATGTCAGTGAGTATGCGGTTCATCTCACCACGTTCGCGTTGCATGACCTTCTCGATGCGGCCATGCTCCGCGAAGGATGCGGATTGGTGTATCTTATTCGCCCCGTCGATGAGGATAGTTCTCACTCTGTCATCGACACATAGTTCGCCAATCGCCGACTGCACCCGCATCATGTGCTCCTTGTGAATGAGTTGGGTTGGGTCCTTCTCACCCCTGGCCACTGCGGCCTCGGCCTCCTTGATCAACTGGCCCAGCCGTATGGGGTTGAACAGCGGTGCGCGTAAGTCTACCTTGGGTACGAATATCCTGCGGGGTTTACCTTTCCATTCACCTCGCCCATGGAGTGCGGCCATGACGGTATCCCTGCCATTAGGGTCTACCAGTATTGCGCCTATTGCCTCCTCTGCGGTCAATGCAATCCTGGTCTTGCCACTGCCGGTCAGTCCAGCAATGGCGAGTTTAAGCCGGGGCTTTTCGTTGGGCATGTCCTCCTGGTCATCCCAGAAACCGGCTAGCCTTGTATCACTTGCTGCTGCCGATGCTTGTGAAAAGCCTTGCGTAGTGTTGCGCGTTCGTGTAGCCATCCGTTGATAAGCTCCTCTTGCATATCGAAGTCTGCGCGGGTGAACTCTATCCAGTGGCGTTTGAGCACCGGCACACCCACGACGTTTTTCTCATAATGCCCATTGACGTAGACCACGGTGAGTCGTCCGCGGAATACGCCCATCGCCATGCAGTACGACTTAAGCTGGGTGATTGCCAGCCACCAGTCGGCAATGGTTTTGTTGGCAGAGCGCCACGTACATTTACATTCGTCCAGGCACGGCACGCGGCGGGTACCGGTTGATACGAGCTTGCCATCGACGGGCCACTCGTCCAGCTTGACCGCCCAGTCGGGGCTGAAGTACACAGTTTCCCCACAGTCGAACTCGTATGATTGTTCGGGTATGGGGTGGCCATTAGGCGCGGTGGCCGGGAGTATCATGGCTTCCCATGCGAGACCCATGAGGGGCCAGAGGGGCGCGGCCCAGGTACAGGTTACGCCCACTCCATTCCCTTCACTACCGCTGGTCTCGCTCCACCCACTGGACGGACGCTCCCAGGGATCGAGCAGACCAGCTTGTTCGCCAATAGCTTGCAAGACTGCCTTCATGTGCCAGCCCCCAGACCGTATGGCGTATGGCGTATAGGTGTATGGGACAGGGTTAACTGTCGGTATTGTTTCTACTAGTACTACTTTCATCCTGCCTCCATCCCTTGGTATAGGCCGGGTGTTGGGGTGTCCTGGACTGCGGCTCGCGCTCCAGACCTTCGTGCCGCCATATCTCGCCCGGCTTGTCTTTGGCGACACCCTCTGTTAGTGACTAACTACTCGGGCATCTGTTTGGTGATCCACTTCACGTTGGCAAGCAGATCCATGACGTCGTCGTTGAGGTCCGGGTTGGCCTCAAGCTGATCGTCCATGGTGGCGTTACGTTTGCTGGACTTCGCCAACTTAGCAGCGTCAAAGTCCGTGCCCTTCGCTTGCAGGGACTCGATGGTTTCTTCGACGATGCGGAGAGCAATGGCCTCGGCGGTGAGCGCCACCTTTGCCCCAGCCTTGCCAGCCTTGGCCTTGGGTGCGGGGGCCGGTTCCTCTTCCTCGACCGGGGCTACCTTCGCCTTGGCCTTAGCTTTGGGTTGGGCAACTTCTTCCTCGGCGGGTTCCTCCTGTTCTGCCGCCGCCTTGGTTGCGGGTTGCCCATTCACGGACTCGCCGCCCGGACCAGCGAGGATCTTGGACGGTACACTGAGCATCTTCGGCTTGCCCAGCTTGTCCTTTTTGCCGGTGTCTACCTCGGTAAAGGTGCAGACAATGCCGGACAGTTCATCCAGGTACTGAACGTCGAAGTCAACGCCCATCTGGATTGCGTTCATGAGCAGCGCGGCCTCGCCACCTTTGAGAAAGCCGGTGTCTTCGCCCTTCTGGGTCGCCAGGGTACGGTAGCCAACGAGGTTCTTGTCGCTGACCTGGACCTTGGCGGCGAGTTTGTCGAGGTCGCCATCGACGACGTTGGCGGGAACAAAGTGGGTGAGATCCCAGCCAGCGCGGTAGTACTGGGTTTGGCTATCCGCACCAGTGATCGGCTTGTGGGTCTTGGGGTTGACGGGGGTGGCGGTGACATAGATATAGGGTGCGTCAGCCGGTTGTGCCGGTGAGCCATCAAACGCCTTGTCACCGGGGCGCGGTTCATAATGACGTAATGCGCCACCGAGTTGCAGTTTGTAGACCGTGTCGTCGGCGGTGATTTGGTACCCGCCGCCAAGGACCTGATCTTCTACGCGCGGTTTCAATGCCATGTGAGTTACTCTCCTTGAGTTAGTTGATAGTTGATGGGCCACACACTGGGGAACGTAACCCCAACGTTGTCATAGAGTTGCAAGTGATTGCCACCTCTACTATGATATCGAAAATGGAACCTGTTGTCAAGGGAAATTTTACTTTACGTTTCCCGCCGGTTAGTGACTAACGTGTGGCACTTGGGGCAACGCTCGTCAACGAGTACCATTACATGACAATGTCGTATAACAATGGGTGGGATGGTACTTGCCACTATCTGCCCAATGCATGAGATACCTTCTGCCACATGGGCCGGGTCGGTGTGGTACTCGTTGCACTTGGCATCGAGCCAGCGTTCGGCATCCTCCCGGTGACTAAATGGTGACGACTTGCCTACCACCATGGGTTCCTTGTACCCCATGCGTACTGCCTCCTTGGATATGGCGCGCCAGTAGGCGATGTAGCTAGTCATGTTAGTTACTAACTCCTTTCGTCAACGATCCCGGCCAGGGCTTCCATCCCCTTGGTGAATGCCAGCCACATGGCTCCCTTGGCGTGCTGCTCGATCTGGATCGGATTGATCTCCCGCCCGTCGTCATACTTGGTTCTGACGGCCCACATGAGAGCCGTCTTGAACTCATCGCTGGCGCACCACTTATTCCAGGCAACCATTATGTAATGGTCTTCCGGCAAGGCTTGTTCAACTGTCATTGCGGCACCTCCATTAGTTTGGGCAACCAGTCCACCCCACGGATACTGCCACGGTCATATAGGGGGAACCAGTCTACCATGAGGTCCTGGTTGCGGCGAAGGAACGGCCAGATGAGATCATCCAGTACGAACACCTCACACCAATCCTCGGGTCCACGCATACACCGGCTTACCATCTGCGCCAGTTCCTGTGCCACCAGCCCATCACTGTATCTCCCGTCCCTCTCCTGCCTAGCCTTGGTCAATGGATCTCCGTGATACGTGTACGGCACCTTAGGAACAATAACCCACCGACTAGTGTCCCCTGGGAAGTCATAACCTGTGCCGATAGCGGGACTACACAGAACGACCCCACGGTTATGGTTGGCGGGTAGCTTGAACCGATCCACTTCCATTCGGGTTGTAGCGGTTGTAGGCACGACAATGCGTCCGCCATGTTGCGACTCCTTCTTGATCCAGTTGGCCAACTCGTAACTGGGTGTAATGATTATCCCATTGCGGTTGCCTTCGACAGCACGGGTACGTATGATCTGGTCAATGGTATTCAACAGCTTGGTCTTCGCATGGCTAGGCATTGACTGCTTCACTTGGCAGGTCTTCAGCCATACGGCAGGCCAGCGGCGCGGATCAAACTGCC